TAATTGATTAGTTATGAACTGCTTTAAATAATTGTTCATAAAGTATTCTTTATATTTGCTTTCAAACAATATTTTTTTGTCTTGAGAAAGTGGTAGATCTTCTTTGTAGCTCCAAGCGTCAGATCCTGCGTTTGCGTTTTGCACCATTTGATCGTCTTCTTCAACGCTAGTACCTTTAGATATATAAACATTCCAAGCCGCTACTGTATCTTGCTCTTGTGACAACAAGCCAGCTACTTCAGAATTTATAAAAGGATCTACTTTTCTTTGTATTTTATCTAGATCGAACTTCAAAGTATTTCTACCTTTACCATTTCCAACGTCTACAATCATATAGTCAAAACCACCATCAACATTTTTAGCAATAAATTCTTCTGATACTCTAGCATTAGGAGACAAAGCGCCATTCTCTAAAATATCACTTTGAGCGAATAAACCTACTTCTGTTAAAAGTCTTAACATTTCTTTTTCAATATCAGGCGTGCTTACTACTAAAAAAGTGTCGTTATCTAATATTGACTCTAAAGCCGCGCTGTTTATTATTAAAGAATTATTTTCAAATAAAGGTCCTTCAAACACTATAGTTTGAGTTGCATCTTCGTTTAAATATAAACTTAAATTATAACCATCTGTTTTAGAAAATCCAGGTGTAGAATTTAGCATGTAATTAGCAACTCTATACCTATAATCATTATTAACATCATAATTAGAAGCCTCAGTTCCCTGCATTTGACCTATAACCTTTTGAATAAAATCAATAGAAACTTTTGGAGCTTCCTCTAGTTGCTTTATTTTTAAATTTTCATAGTAACAGTTATCTGTAGTGCAGTTGTTGTTTTTAATATCCATTTTTATAGAAGCATATAATCTAGCTGTTTCTGCGTAAGCAACTTCCATTATTTTAAAATTATAATCAGAGCTTTGTGCTATATAATTTTCATTATAAGCAATAGCATTGCTTTCTTTTATTTGCTTAAGAAGTAAATTTATTGTTATGTTTTTATCTTCCATATTTATCTATTGAGTTGGTCCAAACGCCGTGCCTGCTATAGAAGCAACACTGCCTATCATTCCAGTTATAGCAGAGGTTTTATCTGCTTTTGCCTGAGCTTCAGATTGAGTCGCAGCGCCTAGTAGTGCCGCTGTTCTGTCTAATTCTTGCATTTCTCTATTTTCTCTTGTACCAAACATAAATTGTTGACCTGCAGCGTCTAAACCTTGCATACGCTGACCTTCGCCTATTTGAACACCTTGTATTCTTCTTAGTTCGTTTACTTTCATTTGCTCTAGAGACTGCTCGCCTTGAGCTTTTAATCTTTCATTATTGGCCTCTTGCTGTTCTATGTTTGCAGCTACACCACGCTTAGACTGTAAAGCTGCTTGAGCTAAAGCCGTGGCGCCGCCGGCTCCACCACCAGTAGCTCTAATAGTATCTAAGGTATTAGCTAAAGATATATCAGTTTGTTCTATTTGTATTTCAGCTGCTTTTGTTGCAACTCCTAAATTAGCAAATGGATTAGTCATCATACCAGTAAGATTCTGTGCTAAACTAGATAAGTTAGAAGCTCCAGCGTAAGGATTTATAATATCTTGTCTGTTTTCTTCTAAAGAATCTAATTTTTTTTGTAATCTTTTTCTTTCTCTAGCCGCCGCTGCTGCTGCCCTGGATGCTGATGAAGATCCAAAAAGACCTCCAGCTATTGATCCTGCTATTCCTAAAACTGCTCCAAGTGCCATATTTTTATATTATTGTTAATATCCATTAGTTCTTGTGTATTCTGTACCAACTGAAAATAATTCTACTTCTTTACCTCTACTATGTCTGTCTTGTGAAAATATTGCTTTAATAACATGCCCTTTTATACCACTAGTGGCAGCAGTTGGTAAAACAGATTGAGGTCTATATGATCCATTAGGTTTTATAGATGCTACATATTTGTTTTCTTTTCTATCAAAACCAGCTCTTTGTACTTGACCTGTAAGAATAGAAGGATACGATGCCCCAGTTGTATAAGCTCCTTCTGTATAACTTAAAATTCTTAAGCCATTGTCTACGTAGCTGCTTAGTGTTGTTTGTCCTGAATCTAAATAAACTAAGTCTTCACCAGTAGAATCAGACGTTAAACTATTTACTTGCCATCCATTGGATCCTTCATACTCTACTGTTTTAAATGTTTTTTGTGTCGTAGGTTGAGGGTTAAAAACAAATGTAATGCTAGAATTATATGGAGTACCATAGAATTTATTTCTAGTAGAATTTGTATAATGAGAATAAATACTAGAAGAATTTAAACTATAAAAATTACCTTTTAAACTATATAACCATATAGGTTTATATGAAAAGAAACTAGTCCAACCTCCAGACACTTGGTCAAAGGTAAGAGTGCTATACGGTGTTACAGCTCTTCTTGTATCAGTCCAAACTGGGTTTGGTTGTAAAGAAAGAGTATAATTTTTTGACCAATAATCATAACCACCAACAGCGTAAGAGTCATAAGGCGTTGTGAAAGTTATTAAAGAATCGAAACCTACTGTAACTGGTCTATTTGTTCTTATTTTTGCTCTACCATTTGGCGCTGGCAGTATCTCTTCAATAGTAGCGACAATATTACCTAAAGCATTAGCTACAGCAACGTTTAAAACTGACATACCTTTAATTAACTTGTCGTAGGAATCTATTATAACACTTATTTCAAACTCAAAAGATGTTACAACCGTATACCCTCCTGTGTTACAAAAAAGAGCAACATTAGTTGTATATGTTATAGGTGCGCTTAAAACAACAGTGCTAGTTGCATTGTTGTATGAAACAACTGTTATTCCGGCAGCTAAGCCTTGACCTTTTATTTCTGCGCCAGGAGCTATAAAACCTTGAAGGTTTTGAATTAACAGTGTAGTGCTGTTGGTTACATTTTGTTGTATTTCAAAAACCCCTTCTGATTTATTACCAGTATAAGAAGCTTGATAAGTGTTATTATCAATCATAACGCGATATGTATCTCTAAAAAAGTCATACATGCCTACATTAGATATTTCAGAAATGCCAGCCTGAGATAACATTAAAACAGCGTTTCTATCTTTATCTGTAAAATACTTATTATTTCCATATACTGCAAAGCTTTCTGGGTTTTTAGATATACCAAAATTACCGGCATAGGCACTAACGGATCCAATAACATTAGCACCAAGAGTAGTTATTGCTTGGCCTTCAGCGGTGTATATTGCATCTTTATCTATTAATGCATTTGATACTTTATTTTCTTGAAATATAATTAAATTAGTATCTTCTGCGTAAAGTTTTTGTATTGAAGCGTTTATAGGATCTACACTTCTAGTTATACTTGTTCCACTTGGAAACTGATTAGTATAATTAACACCTGTTCTAGAATTAAATACACCAGAGTAGATCATAGAGTTAAATCTCCATTGTTGATTTGGATTATCTTCTACTAAATACGCTTTAGCCCCAAAGTCTACGCTAGTATTATTATAACCGCCTCTAATTCTAGCTTCTTCTACATAATAATCTTGAGGTCTTGAAGTTCCAGGTGCTGCAATTTGAGATGTTGGAAAAGGACCAACTGCTGCACTTATTTGCGTATCTGTAGTATTATTATACGGATAACCACCTGGCCAAACAGGTTTGCCATCAGGAAAAGGATTAGCTGTAGTATCATCTACAACCTGTTTTAACCAAAACGAATTAAAATATTTTACTTCTACTACAAATGGCATAAAATTATAATTACTTGTTTTTTAATATTTTAACTAAAATCTATATCTAAATACATGGCCATGGTCCCGGGGCTACACAATTGAACACCATAATCAAAACCTGTATAAAAGCCTTGACTACTTATAGGTATTGTTGATAAATTTTTTGCAGACCATTGTAACCCAACAGCTGTAATGTTACCTGGAACAGGTTCACCACCATCTTTTTCTCTAAGTTTTAATTGACCTAAAGAAGTTTCTATAGAATATTCTCCGGCGTCTAATAAACCATTAGAGTAATTTAACGTTAAATCAAATTTTGATTCAGTGTTATCAGTAGCTGAAGCATCCATAGATCTTATATACGCACCAGCTTGTATTTGAGCTAAAGACTCGTCATTTTCAATATTTGTAGATAAACCTTGAGATATAAAAATTATATTAGAACCTACAGTTAAATTATTAAATGATGCGTTTATTCTAACAGTTACGCTTCCAGCTCCTTCTTGTAATATTTCTTGAACAGTAACACCTGCTCCTACTAGTTCAGATGTAGGTAAATAAACTGGATTGTCAGAGCCTGGAGAACCCATAACTCTCATACCAGGCACTATAGGATCATTGTCTGACAAAGCAGGATTTGGAACAGTAATATCTCTATTACCGTTTGCTAAGCCTGTTACAACCGTATCAACAGAGCTTGAAGTATTACCCACGTTGCTTAGTGTTCTAGTTTTCTGATATGTAACATAAGTATCATTAGGTTTATCAAGATACAAAATTGACCTAGTTGTAATTGTATACTCTACACTCAATGTAGGTTTCAATTTATTATCACCCCAAGAGGTGATCCCACCACCACTAGTGCCTTGGTTGTTTTGAAAAGTACCGCCACCTAAATAACTAAGATCAGTATTTCTATTACCTACAACTAAAGTAAACTCTGGCCAAGGTGTAGAAAAAGGTGATTTAGATATTATATTAGCTGTAGTTCCCGTATTTACAGCGGTGCTTATAGATGGGTTAAAGCCAGGATAAAGATTTGGTATTAATGGATTTTGCGATGCAGCTGTTGTATATTGTCCTTGCCCTATTCCACTATAACCCTGTTTAATATTATTCCAAGCATTTGAGCCATATGGATTATAACCTCCTAAATAACCTTTTAACTTTATAGTTGGAGGCGTAGCCATGTTTACTAATTCTTCTGGAAGTTTAAACTTAACAGGTTCGCCGCCAACATGAATAGATTCACCTACGTCATTCAAAGCTGTTATAGGAGCGTCTTGTTGTTGACCTAAATATAGTATTTCTCCTCCAAAATCAAAAATAGGACCCGTTGCTACAGAGTCTTTAGTATAAGGACTGGCAGGATAATTTCCATTTCCATTATAAAAAGGAACAGTGTTTGGAAGTACTTTTAAATTTCTACCAAATTGATCCACAGAACCTGGTAATCTTAATCCTTCACCAACTTGAGTTGATATTCTATTCTGAATATGCTTATATTGATAAAAAGCAGGGCCAGGTAAAGTTCCACCGCTTTGCTGAAAGTTATCAACTTGGTTAAACGAAGTATTAAATCCAAATAAATTAGTGTTGTCGCCATAATCACTTAAGTCACCAATATAAAATGGTTCAGGGTAAATTGTTTCATCAATAACTCCATCTGCATCGTTGTCTACAAGAATTGGAAATTGAGTAGGAGTTTCATAACCCATTTGTCCAAGACCATATAAGTAATATCTTGGGTATCGCGTAGAACCAATATTTGTTATATCAGTTCTCATATATTTAGAAGTTATTGTTTGCCAATTTATGTTTGGTGAACCTAAAGGCTGATCAGTAAGTTGTACTCTTATTGTGTATATTTTTAATTGCCCATCGCCGCCTTGCGGTCTAAGACCAATCCATTGACCATCTATGTTTCTGACTGGGTTGTTAATCTCAGGATCCGAAACAGGTGGTTGTGGTTTTATATTACCCACTTGCTGCACGTCGCCATTATTAGGATAGAAAATTGGATTTGCTTGCATGAAATCGTTTCCTATAAAATTACCTGCATCATCATAATAAGAAGGATATTCTGATTGTGGAAATTGTGCAGACCAGTAAGCCATATAGCCTTCCATTGTCGCTTGTTGTGTGGTATTTAATAGCGAACCTAAAGGATCTGTTAAGGGTAAATCATAACCTAGATCAAGAGCATTTTGCATTTGTTCATTTTGAGAACTAGAAGGAGCTGGGTTGTATAAAGCTATTCCGTACGGTGAATTAGTAGCTTCTATACTAATATCTTCATCAATATAAAGACCATAACCGCCTGTTGTTACGCGCAGCAAAGCATCGCTAGCAATTATATTACCATCATTATCGGTTTGTATTATTCTTACTACATCTCCACTTCTGTAACTGCCTTCTTCGCCAGAAAATTGTATAGGTCTTCCTGGTTGTAAACCAACAACTTTTCCAAATGTAGGTGAACCTGGAGTTGTATCTACTTCTATGTTAACTCTAAGTCCACTACCTTCACCTATGGTTCCGGTTTGACCTGGTAAATCATCAGATAGTGTTGCTACATTATATAAATTGTTACTATATATTTGATTAGTAAGTGTTATCGGAGTACCTGTTTGTGCAGCTGTACTTTCTGTTTGATCATAACTTTGACTAAATGTAACCGAGGTATAACCAGAGCCTCCATTTATTATTTCTATTTTTTGAACTTCTTGTGTCAAATCTTTTATAACAAACATTGGCACAGGATTGTTAAACTCAGGATCACTGCTCAATTGAGCATAAACTTGATCATCAGGATGTACTCTTAAACTTAAACCTCTTGTTCTTTCTTCTAGCGGCGCGCTACAACATAGACCATTTTCAGGAAAGAACGTATCTATACGAACTTCGTCAAAAAGCTCATATTCAGGATTAGCAGCTACGTCTGATATAACTGAAGAAACAACACCGCTCGAGGTAAGTGATCCACCAGAAACGTCCCAATAACTATTAGCCCCTAAAGCTAAACCATAACCTCTATTTTCATCTTCAGCTATAGTACTTATTTGACCGCCTTGATTTAAACTACCCCAAGCGTTATTTAATTGAAATGTTATTAAATCTTGTATTCTAGCAACGCCAGGAGTGGGATTACTAACGTATCTATCTGGAACACTACAGCCGTCTTGTTCCCATCTTTCTTTAAATGAAGGAACTGCATTTAGTACTTCACCTGTTATAATAACTTCACCATAGTTTCCATCCGAAGTAATTATACCTACATACATGTTAACAATATTGTTTACAGGATTTGTAGTATCAAAAGGTATAGGTGTTTCTAAAGTAACTTGTACTTGATTATTTACAACGTCTATACTATAATAACCAGTTACAGGAATTCCAGCTATAGTAACTAAATTAAGTTGCGCAGAATCTATATTGTCCATTACCTCGCCGTAGTAATTCAACACATCCATAAAAGGAGTTACAGTTGTGCCAGCGCACATACTTTCATTTTGATCCCATAAATCTTCTATAGGTAGCGGGCCAAAACTTGCAGGCACATCTCCACCTTCATTATTTATTATTGAAGTGTTTAAATCTCTAACTAAACCGGTTGTACTTGTTTCGTAGTATATGTCTAAATTAGACACAAAAGGCTCTGTTTCTGCAACACCTAAGCCAAAGCTATTTGAAGAAATATTAGCAGCTGTAACACCAAACTGTTGAGATCCATTTAATCTTGCTATCAGTGGATTTGTTTCACTAGCATAAAACTCATCATATATTAACTGAAGAGTTTCTACAGTAGCTGTATTTACTTCTGTTATTTCGTTTATAAGAGTGTTAAAGTTTGAATCTAACAAAGAAGATATGTTAACAACATCTATTAAGTTTTCTGCGTTTACGTTAAATTGTTCACTATACGTTAAGCTTGATGTGCCAGTAGTAGCATCAGAATTATTTATAGGTTGCACTCTAGCATAAAGACCTATTGTACTTCTATACTGTTTTTGATCAGGCCCTACTTCATTTAAATCTCTAGGTACTTTATTTATATTGTCATTTGTTAAAACAATATTAGAAGTTACAGTGTCTTCATTTGTTGGAAGCCAACTATACGGAGTAGTTGTGCCGTTTTGATTTGGATATCCAGATAAAACACCAGGCATATAAACATTGTAATACTCTTGTTCACTTTGTTTTACTACAATTTTCCATGAGTGCCATCCAAGAGGATTTGGAGGTCCAACTGTTATTTTAATTTTTGCATCACCATTTCCACCTGTTATTGTAATTGTTTCTCCAGATCTATAATTTGTGCCTGGATTATTAACAACAACTCTTTCTATTGTACCTGCGACTGTTGACGATTCTGTTATATCTACTGTTAAGCCTGAGCCTTGAGACTCTGCAAAATCAGTTGTAGTAGCTACATTAGTAGCATCTACGTAGCCTGTTCCAGCATTAGTAATTTGTTTAACTTCATCAACTCCATAACTGTCATCTTTATAAACACCACCATAACCTTCAGTGCTAGACAAGAAAGGTATAATAGTGTTAAACATTGTTAATAAAGAATTACCTGGCCATTCTAGAGTTGTAAACCCAAACGTAGTATAACCACCATAAATAGTGTCGGCACTAAAGTTTTGAGCGCCAAATGTAGTACCATCTTCATTATTAGATAATATAACAGATGATTCTCTTCCATATCTATCTGATAAAACAATTCCAACTTGATAAGTTCTATTTTGTTTTAAAGTGTGATTAGGATATTCTATTTGACTATTACTAGTAGTGTTAACTGTTTGCTTAAGAGCAATAGCTAGTTGATAATCTAAAAATTCAGGTGGTGATTTTTTATCTCTATAGTTTCCATATACAATCCTATTACTTATAAGTTCTTGAGCTCTAGCTCTAACAGGAACCATATCATACACTCTAGTCGATTGATCTTGAGGAAGAGTTTTTATAGGCTGCGTAGATATATACTTATAGCTATAAACTTTAGTGTTAAAGTTACTAGACATGTTCTGCTCTACTGTTGCTATGGGTATTGTTTCTACTACTTTTATAGCTATTTCGTCAGATTCTTTGTAAAGTATTTCTACGTTTTTAATTTTAAAATCAGCACTAGGATTTGTTGTTTCAAATAAAATATTTAATATTATTTGAGTGACATTGTTTTCCATAAACTGCACAACAGTACTTCTATATGCTTGTTGAGAGTCTGTTGACCAGTCATCTATGTTTGTTGTAGGCGGATCAACTAAGGCTTCAGCTAAAAAATAACCATTTTGCTTAGGTATAAAAGCTATTTGAGTAAACGGAGCCATTAAAGAATATTCACCGTCATCAAATTGAAATCTATAACTAAATCTTACAAATTTATCTTTTAAATAGTTTTTATCTCCAGCAAAAGTAGGATCAGAGTCTGGATTTGCAGTTCCATCAGGAAGCAAGGCTTGAGCGGGATTGGTCATTGTAGACTTTACACTACCAGCGGCAGATTGATCAGCATCTATATTGATTAAACTAATAGGATTAAAAGGCGCATAAGTAGCAACAGATATACTATCCTCGTTTTTATAATAATTAGATAAAACGTTTACTGAACCAGTTTCATTTGCTATAGCTGTGGTTAGGTTTATTTTTCTAGGCTGATTTCTATCATCAGTCCAAAACAACAATTCTTCTATTCTACTAACGCCTATAATATTGCTTCTTTTAGAAAAATTAAGAAAAACCCCCGTTACAAGAACACTAACTTGCCCAGTTACATGATCATATAGATATATAAAATGCTGACTATTGGGAGGGGCAAAATTATCAACACCGCTAGCCGAACTGTCAACATGATCAGTGGCAAAAACAACAGTTCTGGAAAACTGCTTATCTACATAGTAGCCGATAGCCGTACACCTATAGTTTCCTAAGGAAGTAGGCTGTATTAAGTTGTTTCCTAAAACATTCTCTAAAGCACCAACTTTGCTACCCTCTGATCTTGTTATAGCTAGATTTCTAGCATCTCTATATTCGCCAGGTGGTAAAATGCGATCATCAAGATCTTTATTCATTTTACCTTTAAGAAAATTTTTCTTATCTTTAGCCATTAAATTTTAGTGTTTTATCCATTTAGATTTACCTCTCATAACTTGAACTATTTCATCAAGCTTAATATTAGATAATCTTATTTTAGCATTTCTTAATTTAGCACTGCGATCTCTTTTTAATCGTTGAACTAGGTATTCTTGTTGACCAGATCTTGTAGAAGCAATGTTATATAATATAGAAGCATATAAAGCGTCTTCTGCTAGTTTAGGTATTTTCGCATCTACATCATTTGCTAGCCCATCAGATATGTATTCTAATACTATAATTTTGTTAACTAAATCACTTGAAAAAGAAATTTTACCTTCTCTGTAATTGCAATTAAACCAACCGTTTCTTTGAGCATATTGAGGCACTAAACCATATTGTTGTCCGTAAAACCCAAAATTATCTAGTCCATAATAATTAGCCCAGTATAAATAATCATCAAAGTTTTCAAAAAACTCTTGACTAATTATTTTATCATTAGCGTTTTTCCATCTTTCTTCTGTTATAGAGCTACCTTCTATATTAGACCCAAAGTTATCTTGAACTGGTATTCCACTGGCGTCTTGAACAGGGTTTTCGTAAGGACTTGTGGTTAAATTGTTTACAGGATATATAGGTCTTTTTACGCCCATATGATCTATATAGCAAACACTAACATAGTTTACGTAGTTTTGAGGTAGTGGCAAACTAAGACTAGCGGGAACAGTTAATTCTTGAGAGTGTATACTTTTTAAAGTATCATAGCTAAATTCTTGTAAAGATCTTTTGGCAAAAAATAAAACATCTGATTTTTTAGCATGCTGTAATATTTTACCATCTCCAACATAACCAACCATGAAGTTGTCTATAGCATCATTTAAACTTATGTACTCATATCCTCCATAGTTATTTTCAACCGCCATGCCAAAAGCATCTTGATTACCATAATTGCCTCCGCTTAAAGATTTTAGCTGAACAACTATATATTCACTTGCAGGCAATGCAGCCGTTATTTTAATTACATTGTTAGAAACAGTATAAGCACTAGTATACTCTTGAAAAGTACCAGGTAAACCACTTGGGCTAGTATATAGTTTAAAATTGTTTAAAGCATAGTTGGTTATAGTAGGATCAAAAGAACCAAAAACTAAACTTGTGTTAAAAGTAGTAGTAAAGCTTTGGCCTGCAGTACCGTTGGCGTCTGCGTTAAAAATCTGAGCTCCTTGATAATACTGCTGATTTGTTTCATCAACAAGCGCTCCAGTGTTATTTGTTCCTGTATAACTCATTTATTTAAGATTTTTCGTTTGCTTCTATTTTTTGAGACTCTTGTTCTGCAACTTGTATTATAGTAGGATCATTTATTATTATACCACAATATTTTAAAATTCTAGCAATAATATTAGTTTTTTCAGATATATCTAATGAAAAATTTGCAGATCCTTGTGCTTGATATATATATTGCCCTACGTTTCCAATAACAAAATTCCAAAGTGGTTGAATAGGGTTTGATATTCCATTGGCTATAATACTATTAGGAATTGGATCTATTTTTAAAATTAAACTACTATAAGGCGCAGAAATAAGCGTTAAAATATCTCCTTGAGTTAAGGTGTTTAATTTATTAAAAGTAATAGTACCCGCGCTTAAATCTCCAGGGTTAGTAGGAATATAAGATGTTACTAATGTATCAGCAGTTACATTGGTACCTATCACCTCAAGTGGTTGAATTGTTCCCGATGTCACTGTTATAACTGCAGTATTTGAGCTAGTTGTAGATTGATTAACAGTTGCTGTTGCTATAATTTCTTGAACTATACTATTTGTTGTATAATATATTGGATATTGCTTTGTAGGCGCAGTCAATTTAGATCTTTTTATGGTATTAAAATCTTTAACGCTTACACATTGTGCTATAGGTGAAGGATGTGTTCCATTTGCGTTATAATTACAAACTACGTTTCCTAACTTATAAAGTCTAGCAGTTCTTTGAGGCACAAAAGCATTTACAGATGTGCTATAGCCTGTATCATAATAAAAATTTATCTCATTTTCAAAAGGATATAACTTATAGCTCAAGTCTTTATAAAGATTAAAAAACTCAGTATCGTTTTGCGTGTTGTTTTGGTTTAATCTGTTTAATTGATTACCGTCAGGAAAGTATGAAGCAAGTATTTCGTCTTGTACTTGCAGCGCTAAACTATTAAACTCAGTAGGAGTTATATATCCTCTTTGTTCTTTGTTCAATATGTACAAGACTGTAGTATATACTGTATTTATGTTTACCGCCATATTAATTTTTTTTAATACTAAAAAGGCGGCCGAAACCGCCTATATTATAGTATCACTTGTTTTTATAGTTTTTTATCTATAGATTTATAGATCTCAACACCTTCGTCTGTTTTCAAGAAAGCAGCGAATGCTGAGTAAGGGTTTTCATCAAAAGGTACGTTCATTAATTTTCTACCATTTGATCCCCACATGAATGTTCTTTGATCACTAGACAATCTAATTATACCAGCTTCTTGAGCTCTAATAGCTACATTTCTTAATTGAACATTTTCATCATTAGCTAGACTAATAAAAAGCTGAGGATTACTTCTTGCAAATAAAAGTAAATCTCTTTTAAGTTCTTTAGAACTCATTGTTTTTACTCTTGAGCCTAATTCTACTCTTAATATTGCTTCAGCTTGATCTATGTCTATATTTCTTGCCGCGTTTAAAGCATCTATTTGAAGATCTAATATTTCTAATTGATCAACTGCTTCTTCTACAGCACTATATTCATCATACATTTTACCTTTTAAAGGGTGATATAATGATAATAGTTTTTGAAGATTTTGTTTTTCTTTTGGAACAACTAAGTCTCCATCTCTAAATATAATATGCCCCAGAGTAACCTCTCCTTTTTGTTCATCTACAAGTGGTGAGTCTTGATTTGTTGCATATCTTATTTCTCTTTGTTTACCTGTTTTTTCATCAAAATAAAGTAAGGCATGTTTTCTTGTATGCTTACCAGGTATTGTGAAGGTTATAGGTGATTTATTATTTCTTAAATAATAAACTCTATTTTTAATTTCCCACTCAGGTTTAGTAGGTTTAGTTGGTGTTTTTGTAACCACTTCCTGAGGTGCAACCTCAACAGTTGTTTCTGCTGTAGCTTTTTTAGCCATAATATAATAAAATTAAATAGTTAATAAAAAATCCTAGGGCCACTCTCACGGTGTGACCCCAAGATTTAATTTAAGAAGTAATTACACTCCCTTGAATAATACAAAGTTGTTAGCAGCTTGTACAACTAAACATCTCTCTGATAGGAAGTTTACCTCCATAGCGTCAAGAGTAGATGTAAATGCGCCACCAGCAGAACCTGTTAACCAAGACTTCATGCGACGATCATCAGCTTGTGAAGCTCTGTATCGTACGTGCAAGAAAGGTCTACGGATGTTAGTTCCTAGTACTTGATCGTATACTGTTGATGTTCCAGCAGGAATTAAAACTCCTTCAATAGAATTAACACCAACAATACCTCCACGAGTTGAAGCGTCGTTCAAGTATTTCCAGTCAGTTTTGTAGAAATCATAAGATCCTCTTCGGAAACCGCTGAACCCTAAGTTCAATGCCATTTCTTCTGAGTTTTCAAACAAACCAAAAGCAGTTCCTCCAGCGTATCCACCAGAGATGTTAGCTAGCATGTCATCAAAATCAAGAGCAGTTTGTCTTTGTAAGAAAAGCATGTTTTCTTCAATAGCACCTTGAGTATCTAAGTTTTTCAAAATAGCGTCAAAGTCATCAATTCCAGCAGCAGCTGTAAATCCTACCTGTACGTTACCGCGGTCTTCAATAGCAGCAAATAAACCTTCACTACCAGGTAGCTTTGCAGCTCCTAGATTTGCAGCCGTAGCAGTTAAAGCAGATTTTTCAGCTTCCACCATAGACATTTCTAAGTAATCTTCAAAACGTAATCTTGTTTCAGACTCGGCTTTTAAGTACCATAAATATCCAGATGTTCCGTCTTCTGTAGCAACTTCCACCCATCCAATTTGTGCCATATCAGATCCAGAAACCGTGTATTGGCTTCTAAGAATTAATGGTGTATTTGAAAATTGAGTAAAGCTAGGATCTACAGATACGTATCCATTTGCAGCAGCACCAGCTGCAGCAGTGTTAGACGTAATTGAAGTTCCTTTGCCATAAGCAGAACCATAAACAAATATTTTAATTCCAGCTCCAGCTGTAATACCGTTACCAGCAACTAAACCTGTATTATTAAAAGCAGCTACTTTAATGCTAGCACCACCAAAACCGGCAGCACCATCACCTAGAGTACTTTCAACAACTAAGGCTTTAGCTTCTGCTCCACTTGTTGGATCTAAAACAACAACAGTGTCGTTTACAGAAATAACGTTAGTTACGCCAGCTCCAAAAGCAATAACGTTTGTCGCAGGTGGTCCTGCAACATCTGCTGCTACTTGACAGCCATCGTAAGAAATGTGTAATCTATTTTGTTCAGACCAAATTACTTGATCAGATGTCATTGGCATTTCAGCGCCAACCATGCGCAAGAAGCCTGATAACGTTCTGTTTCCATAACGCTCTACTTCTTGTTCATAAACTTCAGGTAAGTACTGCTGAGCGAATGTATCACTATCGCCAACATTAGCACCACCGTTAAATTGTAGGTAGTTAGAATCTAAAATCTCTTGTGTTTGAGATGGGATTATACTACCAAATTGAGGTTGTAAACTCATAATTTTAAATTTTTATTAGTTAAATTTTCTAGTTTTTATTTTTAATTTTGTAGAATCAGCGCCAGAAATAGATTTAACTTTAAGTCCGTTTAAATAAACTTCACCTTGTGTTGATCTAGCTTTAGTATCAACTGGGTTTTTTGATTTACTTACTACGTCTTTAATAGCGTCAGCTTTTCCTTGCTCGTAAAAATGAGCTGCGATTTTATCTACGTTTTCAGCAGCATACATAGCTTTGTGATAACCAGAAGTATCTACAACATTACCTTTATCATCTAAGAACCTCTTAATTAGATTGTTAATGTTAGACTGGTTTTCTGCAACTTTATCAACATTTTGAATATTATACTTATATTTCTTTTCACCTACATTGATATCAAAACCTTTGAAATCATCGCTAAAAAGTTTTTGTGTATTATTTTTAAATGATTGATGCTGTTGCTCAGCTTGTTTTTGCTCCTTATTGTATCTATTGAAAAAGTCCATAGCTTTTTGTTGATCTTGAGTAACGCCCGGTCTCAACTTGATCTCGTCGTAATATTTACTCTTTGTTTCTTCTAAAAAGTTTTTGGCTTTTGCAACTTCTTCTTTAAACGCAAGTTTCTTTTTTCTTACGTCTTTTTCCTCATCTAATTCTTCATCATAATCAAATTCTTCTAAAAGAAGATCAAGATCTTCAGAATCTAAATAAGGTTTATTTTTTTTGTAATACTCTTTAATAAGAGTTTTATCATCTATATTACTGTAATCAGCATTTAAACGAGTATAATCTTCTATTGTTCCACCAGTTTCTTCCATGAAAGAAACTAGCTTTTCAATATTTTCAGGTAAAGGTTTACCTAATATTTTTTCATCTCTTATAGCTTCTTTAACTTCAGCTTCAACTTTATTAACTTCAGCTTCTGTTACTTCTTGGATCGGAGAAAACCCTTCAGCAGCCTCGTCGGACTCTTGTACAGGTTCTCCCACCTTTGTGCTATCTCCGGATGGTTCTTCCACAGATACCTTCTTTGTTTCTCCGATTTGAATGGCATCGTCTTTTTCTTTTTTTATTACTACTTTTTTAACCTCTGGTTCTAGTTCGATCAAAGGTTCTTTAGGATTAACATTTACCTTTGTAATGTTATCTTTTGTTTCGTTAAATTTTTTAGGTGTTTTCTTTTTTATCTTAAAATCACCCTCTTGCTTTACAGCTTCTTGTGTTTGTTCTGACATAATATAATATAATTAAATAATTAAATAATTAAACCATTGGTAATTGGTTTGGGTTTTCAAAGTCTACAGGTAAACCGTCAGTTTGTCTTTGGCTTATCATTTTACTTTGCTGCGTACCTTCCATTTTTATACGCTTGTCTTTTCTGTTTTCTTTCTCTTGTTCTTTTTGATCCTGAGTTTGTAGTTCTGCTTGTTTTAACTGCATATTAAATTGATGCTGTATTTGCATTTTTTGTTGATCAAGCTGAGACTGTATTTCCATTTTTTTAATTTCCATTTCAGTTCTAGCTTGCTCGTATTGAACTTTAGATCCTGATATTGCCTCTTGCTTTTGAACTTCAGCCATAGCTGTTTTTTCAGCTGTTTCAGCTTGAGCAGCGGCTTGCGCCCGCATATTAGACTGCTGAATTTCCATATCTTTAGCTTGCTTTCTTTTTCGCTTAATTTTAAGCATTTGATTTGCAAGTTTGATATTTTTTATTTGTCTTAAATCTATAGCATCATCTAAATCAATATTACCGGCTTGTAGCGCTATTTGTATATTTTGTTCTAGCTTTGCTTGCTCTTCTTCGTCAGGTTCAAGTTCTAAAAATATACCAAAATCATGTAAATTTAAATCTTCTATTTGACTTAAAGTTTCAACGTTAAATACAGATATCGAGTTTTTTAACGATTCAGCTGTTAATGGAAAGTCTAAAGCATCTGCTATTTTTAAAGCTATATTTTCAGCTAGTCTAAGAGTTATATATAAGCTAGATTGATTTATATGCTTTGTCGCTGTGTTAGAAGCGGTTGCAGCTAGTTTTTGCAAACCTACTAATGTATTTCTATCAGGTAAGCTACCGTCTCGTGCTTCGTTCAATCCTGTAACATCACGTATCATTTGTAAGTAATATTGATACGTAGTTATTAGACTTTGTATCTTAGCACCACCACTACCAGTTTGCAGCTCTTGAATAGGTACTTTTCCTCTATTTAATTCACCATCTTGAGTTAAAGATCTACCTACTATAGAACCTGTCTGAAAATACATGTTTAATGCTTCGGCTGGATTATAGTTTGTTCCATTACCAAGATCAACTTCAGCTAAACCATCCATGTCTAAATAAACACCATCAGGCACCATACGTGCTAAAACCTGTTGAAGCTTTAAATGAGTTATTTGAATCATATCAGCAAATCCAACACACTTACTAACTAAAGAGTCAATACGTCCTTTGTACATGCGAGGAGCGCAAATGGTGTAATTCATTTCTACTTTTGTAGTATCAGCATAAGGTCTTGACATGTTTTCAGCTAACTCCCATTTGACAAGTGTATCAGTTCCTAGCACTTTAGCTCCACTGTATAAAACCTCTATTGATCTTGATACTCTTTCAAAGTTATCATTTTCAGGTGGATTAAATGTATCTGGCTTCTCTATGGCTTTTAATAAACCTTGATCTGTTTGTTTTATTTTAAATACTTGATTGTGGTATGTTTTATAATCAAAATATAAAACCTGAACAGTATTCTCATCGTAACCTCCCCAGCCAGTTATATACTGCCTGTTTCCAGGCATAGTCTGTATTCTTTTTAATTCTTCTTCAGGTATATTAGGAAATTCTTTTTTAAGTTCTGGTATTGTAATAGATTTTATTTCACCTACATAATATATATCTTCAAAGTTAGGATCTTCTGTATAGGAATAAACCATGTAAGCAGGGTCAACATAATCTAAAGTTACACCGTTAGCTGTGTTAAAGTTTGTTTTTGCTGCAGCAATGCCACAAACAGTTAAATCCATATTCAATCTACGTCTTATTAGATCGTATTTATTTTGAGCCATTATAGAAGTAATAGCTTCTTCTTCAGCTATTTCTATAGCTTGCTTATAACTTAATTGCATATGAAGCTCTAACTCCTCTTCTGACTCTGGTATTAAATCCGGGTTTGGAGTCTGATATAAATCAATTCCTAATGTATTCTTTATAGTATTGATATAGTTTTTAGCTAGCATATCTTCATACATTTTAGAAGCATATGAAGTTCTTTTTTTAATAGAAGAAGGATCTTGCGCGTAAGCTTTTATTTCATAAGCTTTTGAAGATATACCATTTACTACAATGTCCACAAATTTAGATAAAATAGGTACTGGTTTCCAGTCTAAATTTAAATAAGACAAATCACCATTTATAGATAATTCATCTTTGTATTTTTGAACAGGTTGTTCGCCTCTAGCATATAATCTAAGAGTGTTAAAATTATTCCAATTAGTTAAATATCTATTGCCATTTAACCTACCAGATTTAAACCATTCATACTCAATAGCCATAGCTACTTGACTGCCGTATTCCCAGCTAGCTTTTTCTTGATCGCTAACTACTTGACTTGGAAAAGCGCTATTTGAATTAGTATATATATTCATTTAACTTATTATTTTTGATGTAATTCCTCTATTGTCGTATCTTTTGATACCTAAATCTACAGGTTTTAAATTTATTTTATTAACAGGAGAATATCTATGTTTATTACAAGCCATAAGAGCTAATCCAGAACTAATAGAAGCATCATGTCTGGTTCTGTTATTTATATTAAATTTAGACCAATCATCTAGTGTTCTTTGAAAATACATATCACCATACCCAGTTTCTTTTAAACCCACAAATGTCTCTATATAAGTTTCAATAGCAGAGGCATGAGCTTGCTTTATGTCTTCACTTGAGTTTGGAATACCACCTATTTCTTTTTCTGTTATAGAAAGTTTGGTGTATTTTTTATCTGGTCTATTCATAGCGAAACCTCTATAACCTCTTTTTTTAAAATAATACAAAAGTCTAGGTTTGTTATTTTCTGCTAATATAGGCATACCATAAAAAACACAGGCCATTAATACATCTTCAAAAAATATTTCGGCTGTTTGTGGCCTAGCTATATATTCTAAGAAGAAATGATTAGATGGAGCTTTTTCCATACTAAACTTAGTTAAACCATGTAAAGAACCTTTTGATCCTCTTTTGTCAACTGTTCCAGATATGTCATATGGATCACAACCAAAAGCACCCACGTGTTCATTGCCAGGATACATAGTATTATATTTATTATATCTTCTGTTTTGAAGCTCTAAATCTGGAACCCATGTAACATAAAATCTTCCATTGCTATTAGGAGAAAAAATAACATTTGTATCTTTCTCTCCATTTTGCCAACTAAAAGATCCTCTAGTAACATTTATAGAATTTTTTAAATCTTCATTAAAGTCTATTTGCTCGTAAATTCTAGTTAGATTAAATAACGAGTCTTTTGACTCATCTCTAAATGCGTGTTTAGTAGTTCTTGGAAATTGTCTGTAAAATTCATTTAAAGCATCTTGATCTTGCTTTAAGCCTTCTACTTCATTTTCCCAATACTCTATAACACCTTGATCGATTGTTTCGCCCTGCGGCCCGCTAATTTTTTTACTTGGGGTGTCGAATACAGGTAAGCCATGAGAATCGATGTATCCTTCGTAATTCCACTCCATAGGTATAAACAAGCTATATAATCCAGAGCGAGTTTGTCCATTTGCATTTCGTTGAGTGACGTCTGAGTCATTGTATAGTTTTTTAAAGTTATCTCCTCCTTTATCTAATGAATTACTAGTTGAACCCATCATACACTTACCTATAACNCTACTACCTAATCGTAAACACGTTTTCGTAACGCGCCAGTTGTTGAGGATGTTCGTCGGACGCTCCCATTTACCGCTTTCGTCGTGGACGAGTAATTTGAGTTTCTCACCGTCGTACGAGTTGTCACCGGTATTCTTCCAGTCGATCGTGGTGTCGAGGCCGTCGAGCTCACGTAATGTCTCGTTGGTTTCGAGTTTCTTACGGGTGAATTTACTGGCTGGTACACGGTAGGCGAGCTCTGTCTTTGGCCTGTCCATACCGTCCTGTATCGGCTTGAAAAAGAAGGGGTAATTAACCGATATCGGTACCACTTTGTCTGTAAACATCTTCTTCGCATCAGGTCCACTTTTTGATAAAATGCCAAATCTAGAGTCGCTTGATATGGTTGCCATATTAACGCACTCCCCGGACGCCATAAATGAAAATCCAGATCGTCTATTTTTAAGGTAGCACATTCCATATGACCTATGATCGGCCTTGCAAGCTTCCCAGAATATATAGAATAATCTGTTTGATTCCCTAAAATCTGGTTGCCCAACATCAATCTTGGACCACTGCAGGTACATATAGTGAGTACCAGTAAGGTAAGTAGCCACATTCTTATTATAGAACCAAAAGCCTTCTTCCCTGCGGACGAACTCATTATCGATGTAATCATACCATTTTTCTTTAAAGTCTAGTGGATATTGTTCCCAATCAAATACAGACTTTATTTTTTTTAATACTTTAGGATATTCTGTATACTCCCACTTGTTAGTTTCAAACTTATGTAGATTCTTAGCTATTGGTAAAGCTATTTTTAAGTTTTGTATTTCGTATATATCACCTATTGTACCGTCTTTACTTATTATAACAATATCGTGTTCTTTGTTATAACCGTACTCCCATTTTTTATACCTATTAGTTCTTTTTAAAACCTTAGGTTTGATGTGATCTTTTAAGACCTTATATAACGTTTGCTCGTACATTATTTCTTAGATCTTCCTTCAGCAAAACCTTTAAAAGTTCTTTCTTCCTTAACTTCTTTAGGTTTTTCGTTTAATAAGTTTTCTTCTTCTTCAATGCGATTAAGTATTTCAAAGGCATCGAATATAGCTAGCTTTTTAGTAGCTGCTGCGTTCTTGAGTCTGTCAGCTGATATATCATCATCTGAATCAACAATAGCTTCTTTAGCTACCTTGATTAACTCTTCAACTGCTCGCTGCCCAGCTTGGATTATATTCTTCTTCGTTTCCTTGGTGTTCATATTTAATTACAATATCATTAGATTTCATACAGTAAAGTCTCTTACCTTCAACTAAAAACTCCCATTCACTATTAGGTGTATAACCAACTAAGTCTCCTGGGTTTATTTCTAGTGCTTCTAAGAACTTATTGCCATATTTTAATATACCAACAAGCTTACGCTCTTTATCAAGNGTTAGAGAATCATTACTTTTTATAGGTGTTATAAAACATCTGTCACCAACAGTGTTCCAACCGTTTTTATTTTTATATAAATAAACCTGGTCAAGGTTGCAGAAATATAGATCATTTTCAAAATAAGATCTGCTTTTCTTTTTCTCACCTTTCATGTCGTAAAAGGTTCTAAACACGTTTTGGTGTATAACTACTATATCACCTTTTTTAATACTTGATTTAAAAGCGAGTGGTGTTTCTATAACTTTAGCTAAGCGGTTTACAAACTTCCAGTTTTCAACTTTAGTATTGATAACAACGTTTTTACCCGCTATTTTAACTGTGTTTTTGTATTTATCACCAACAGGCTTTACGATAAAATCGTATAAGCTTTTCATTAATATTCTAAATCATACTCAACAGATATAGCCATGTTAGAATTAAACTTCTTCCATGGCAATACCTCGTTGTTTTTCTTTATGTGAATATTGTAAGATCCATCAGTTTCATTAAACAAAATATAAGCTATTTCGTGGCCACCATAAACTTGTTGACCTACAGAGTAATGCATAGCTTCGTTTTTGTAATCAGAACCTATACTGATTTTTCTTATAACTGAATCCACTATTCTTCTTTTTTATCTTCTATTTCTTTTAACTCTCCAGTCTGTAAATCAATGGTAACTTTACCATATTCTTTTTCTAAATCCACTTTGAATTTTTCAATTTCTTGATTTACTTCTGCAATCTTATGTAATAAAGAGTGCTTTTGAGTTTCTAATGCTCCTATGTTTTCAACAAGTTGTCTTAATGCTTCTTGCTGCTCATTTATTTGTTTAAGTTGTTCTTCTGTAATTTTTGCCATTTGATTTGATTTAATTGTTTTATAATTATATAGTTACACTTGTTTTTTTAAATCTACTTATTACTGAACTAGTATTAAGTCCCCTGATGTTGTTGAGGCTGAGTCTATAGATTTAAAAGCAAATTCTAAAAAACCTGCACTTGCGGCGGTTGGTATTGTTATAGGTCCAACATCGTTAGCTAATTCGCCTACTATATTTCCAGCAGCACCTCCTACATAAACAGAAACACATTCATTGTTCCAAAATTTAGTAGAACCAGGATATGTAACATCAGTAGCGTCTAGTGTTATTGTAACAGATCCTGTTGGTGTACCGCCGCCAGCGCCTACTCCCGCCTCTAAACTTGCTGCGTTAAAAATTATAGTTTTACCTACCGCTGTTGCATTTAAAAGCGCTGCTTTAGAAAGATTTTTGTATTGCACTGATACCTTTTGTACTGTACCACTTGGGTTTGTTTGAATAAAAAAATCGTAAACCTCACCAATGTCATCACTAGTAGCAATTATGCCAGCAGTTACTAATGCGGTTTTTAAACTTCCGCTGCTTGGAGTACATAATCCAGACGCGCTTACTGCTAGGTTTGCAGATGTATCAGCAGTTTTATTTAATCCTTTACCATTTTGTAGTACACTTGTTGTCCAGATTATTCCTTTTACTGCAAAATTATTTAAACTTGATATAAAGCTTCCCATTTTTTTTATTTATTACTTATTGATTTATATTTTTCAAAACCGCGTGATCCAAAATAAGCCACGTATACGGTTGTTAATAGTTGTTTTAATAGTTCTATCCACTCTTGTTCTACAGTAAAAGATATTTCGTGATGACTGTCTACCCAAATAAAGGCTATAGCCATAAAAGATAAAAATATCAAAGCCATTGGCCTAGTATTTTTACTAAGCCAAGAGTCTGATGTCATATCGCTTTCCCAGCGCTTTGTTATTTGAATATCTGCTTCAGCTGTAGCCTTTTCAATTATTACTTGAATCTCTTTTTTAATCTGAAGCTTTTCTTCTTTTGTTGTTGTAAGTTTATCTATAGCATCTCCAACGTCTTTTATAACGTTACCGCTAAGCCATTCCCAGATTTTTTTCATTTACGCGTTTCTATAAGCCTCGTCTTCCCAAGGCAAGTTTTTTGCTCCTTCGTTCATCTTGCTTCTTGGATATGTTTTACCTTTCCAATAAACGTTTTTATCATCGTAGTTTAAATCACCACGCTTCATTTGGTCTATATGTACCATTTCGTGATCAACTACTTTATTAAACATAGCGGAATCTACATCTTTATTTATAATAATAGTTCCGTTGTTGTTAGCCTTACCCATGACATCACTTTCCATTTCTACATGATATATTGGTGTAGTAAATAATTTTTTATCGTACGGAGGATTGCTTAGTTTAAAGGCCATATTTTATTTGTATGGAAACATTTTATTTAATGCTCCTTTTCTGGCCTCACAACCGCAAGGGATTTTTAACCCCTTGCTCATTGTGTCAACCATTTTCTTAATGCCTGTAGCTTTAGTAAATTTTTCTATAGAATCTCCTAAACCTTTAGACTTCATATTATGATACTATAAAACTTCTAATGTATAGTTGTTTAGCAGGATCATACTTAGCAGTAGCGTCGTCTGTATCTTGACCTAAGCTAACTGTTGATTTTACACCACCTGGATTAGCTGTTATTGCTTTGGTGATAGCGCTTTTTAGTATGTTTAAAATAGTTCCTGTTGCGGGTGTTGAAGCGCTAGGCGCTCCTGTAGCTGATACAGCAATACCTACTGTTAGTATTTTTGCTGAATTAAGAAAAGTAATAGTAGCAACTGGTACACTGTTGTTAGCTTCTAAGCTACATACAACAGTTGCGATGTCTCCAGCTGGTACTAAATTGTCTCCATCTTGAGCAGGAGCTGCAGCGTTTGTGCCTGCTAGTGTATATCCGTTTGTTACCGGAAAATTAATAAATTGTGCCATTTTGTTTTGTTTTTAATTGTTTGACTTGGTTTTGGTTATGTTGTTTTTTTGGGTTTTACAGATCCCTACTGTTTGTTTTAGTTTCTAGATGTTCCTGGTCCACCTTTTCCAGTCTTGCCTGTTAAGTCTGATACAACTCTTGCTTTTAAAGCTTGAAGCCTAGTTTGCTGTTTTGGTTTTGGCTTTTTAGCGTCTGCTGCATTTCTGGCTTCACGTTTTGCTTTTACTGCGTTTAATCTAGCTAATTCTGCTTTCTTTTCTCTTTTCAATCTAGCTTGACGCTCAGCGTATGTTTCTTCATTTTCATTCAAAGGACTGTGCCCCATTTTATATGGGCTCATTGTAGCTGCTGAAGTATAATCTGCTTTGGAAGCTGATTGATCTCCATGAGATGAACCGGAATGACCGTGATAGCCTTTATCGGTACCTTTATAGTTTTTATAGTCTGATCTAGTCTTTGACTGATCACCTTTCATTGCGCCATATTTTTTAGCTGGTGAGTCATGCCCCATTTCAGCTGGACT